TCAAAGTCGATAAAAGCCATTTTGGCTACTCCTTCTCTATGGTGAATGATGGGCGACCCGGCTTTGTTGTAATCCCGTCAAGTAGCAGGTCGGTGACTGACGGGTTGGTTGCCTTCCAAACGGCCATGTTGATTTCAGGCTTCCACCGGAACAGGACGCTCAGTTGGTCAACAATGCCGTGTTCTGCGGCAATCTCTTGAACGCGGTCGCTGTCAACCTTGCGGATCATGCGTCCGGTGATCTTCACTTTATAATCTTGGCTGACGGTAGGCGTGATCGTGCCGTCCAAATCAGCAGGGACCATAATCGCGTCGAGCAGTTGGTCCTCAATCGACCGGCGTTTGTCTTGCGCCGCCTTCTCAACGTCCTTGGCGTCGATCCATTCTTGGAGCAGCGGGTCAATGTTATTCACAATGCGCCTCCGATTTTTTCAATGATCGCGCCAAGATCGCATTGCTCCCAAGCGTCGAGTTTGCCGGACCGATCTTTCGCTTGCCACAGACCATCCGTCTCAAGCATCAAAGCGCGTTGCATTACGCCTTCGGCGTCTTTCTCGACACGCAGCGCAGCCACGATATCAAAAAAGTATGGCAGGGCTTGGCCGGTCTTGTTCCCCGGCATTGACGGCGAGTACAACAACCGACCCATCTCGTCTTGAGTCTTTTCCAGTTTGGCCGAAAAATAGACGTTTTTATGCGGCAGATCGCGGAACGAGCGGATAGCCTCGGCCATCGTCGTTTGCATTTCGCCGTAGGCTTGGCGCGGGTCTTTCGCCTTTTTCATTTCAGCGCCAAGGCAAACTTCGCCAATCTCGCTGATGCTATCCAAAGCCACTGACTGAAATTGCTTCGCCTCGTCGCTCTCGAGCAGCCACGTATAGGCTTCGCGCAACGTCGCCATATCGGTGATTTGAATAAACGGCAATTCGCTATCGGAAATCGAAAGCAAACCGCCTTCCGCCGATAAGATAACCGGATCGGGCAGCGTCGGGATCAGCGAGGTTTTACCCGCGCCAGCTTGGCCATAGACCAAGATTTTAACGCCGTCTGCTTTAACGGCGTTTGTGTTTTGCAGATTAATCGCCATCAGGCTATCTCCTTTTTTCGCGCTGTCGGACAATCCGTTCGCGCTTTCAGTGTTTACAAATAATTTAAGTCGTCTTATATGTAAAGCACTAAATCATGGAGAATGAAAAATGACTATGAAACAAGTGCTGGCGTATTTCGGCACGCAGACCAAAGTGGCCGAGGCGCTAAAAATTAGCCAAGCGGCTGTAGCGCAGTGGGGTGATGAAGTGCCTTTGCTGCGGCAGTATCAGCTTGAGAGGATTACAGAGGGCAAACTTAAAGTAAAATAATCAAAGGAGATAACTGTGGAATATCAGAAGTTTTTGGTGAATAAAGCAAAATATGATCCACCCACAGGCATGGAGCCTTCTGGCTTGCCCGATTGCCTTTTTGATTTTCAAGAGGCTATCGTTAAATGGGCACTTCGCAGGGGGCGCGCAGCTATTTTCGCAGGCACTGGCCTTGGTAAGTCTCTCATGGAGTTGTCATGGGCCAATGCCGTTGCGGATCATACCAGTAAGCCGGTGTTAATTTTTACGCCGCTTGCCGTCGCAGGGCAAATGACCAGAGAGGCAAGTAAGTTTGGGTTGCCGTGCGCCCAGGTGTCTAGCCAGTCTGAAATTTGCGGCCCTGTATCTGTGACAAATTACCAGAAAATCGATCATTTCAATCTTTATGAATTGGGCGGCATCGTCCTTGATGAAAGCAGCATTCTAAAGAATGTTGATGGTCATTATCGCAGTCGCATAATTCGCGAAAGCCAATCAATTCCTTTTCGATTGGCCGCAACTGCTACACCGGCCCCTAATGACTTTATGGAGCTGGGCAATCATGCAGAGTTTCTTAGCGTTATGTCTTACACAGATATGCTGGCCACGTTCTTTACTCATGATGGCGGAGAGACGCAAAAATGGCGGCTAAAGAAATGGGCAGAAAGCAAGTTTTGGGAATGGATGGCGTCATGGTCGGTTATGTTGCGCCATCCAAAAGACCTTGGATTTAATGCTAAAGGATATGATTTACCGCCATTAAATCAAATCCAGCACACCGTCGCGGCTGATTATGCGCCATCAATGGAAACCGGCCTACTATTCCCAATGGAGGCTCAAAGCCTTGGCGAGCGACTGGCCGCTCGCCGTGACACTGTGCAAGAGCGCGTCAATATGGCCGCTCAACTGACGCCTAAAGACCGTCCTTTTGTATGGTGGTGTAACCTTAATAGTGAAAGCGATGCCTTGTGCAAGGCCATTCCAGATGCCGTTGATGTTCAGGGATCTGACAGCGACGATGCTAAAGAGCGAAAACTGATGGGATTTTCTAGAGGTGAAATCCGGGTTCTTGTAACTAAGCCATCCATAGCGGGGTTTGGAATGAATTGGCAGCATTGTTCGGATACTGGATTTGTTGGATTGTCAGATAGCTTTGAACAGGTCTATCAGGCCATTAGAAGGTTTTGGAGATTTGGCCAAGACAAGCCTGTAAATGTTCATTTCATTGCGGCTGAGACAGAAGGCGCTGTTGTCCAAAACATCCGCAGAAAAGAGGCAGACGCCGATAGAATGGCTCAAGAGATGGTTAAGCATATGGCTGATATCTCTCGCGTCAATATATCGGGGTCAATACGCGATAACCTTGAGTATCTGCCATCTCAAGAATTCAAATTACCATCATTCATGGAGGGACTAAAATGAGACATGCAATAGATCAGAAAATCACGGACGAATACGCAATTTATAATGGTGATAGTTGCGAGTTAATCCAGAATTTACCCAATGATAGCATTGGGTTCGGCGTTCATTCCCCGCCGTTTGAGGGGTTGTATAAATTCAGCAGCAGCGACCGAGATATTTCAAATTCTGAAGGGCAGGATTTTTGGGATCATTATGGATTTTTAATCCGTGAAATGTTTAGAATTACAATGCCTGGGCGGGTGCATGCAGTTCATGTTATGCAACTGCCTACATCAAAACAGCGCCACGGCCATATTGGTATGCGGGATTTTCGCGGAGAAGTGATCCGCGCGTATATGGACGCGGGCTGGATTTTCCATAGCGAAACTTGTATTTGGAAAGATCCAGTAGTGGCGCAGCAAAGAACAAAGTCGCATCGCCTTTTGCATAAGCAAATTACCAAAGATGCGGCTATTTGCGGTCAGGGATTGGCGGATTATATTGTTGCGTTCCGCAAACCCGGCGAAAACCCGGAGCCTGTAGATGGGATGTTTGAATATTACATCGGCACGGACGATATTGCATCGGTTGAGAGTCGTATTAATGGCGGAAAATCAAAAGCAGACGCAAAAAAATGGTTTTCTATTGAGATTTGGCAGCGTTACGCATCTCCAGTCTGGATGGATATCCGCCAGTCTCGAACATTGCAATATCGGCAAGGCCGCGACGAAAACGATGAGCAGCATATTAGCCCGCTTCAATTAGATGTTATTGAGCGGTGCATCCATCTTTGGAGCAACCCCGGAGATACTGTCTTTACCCCATTTCTTGGGATCGGCAGTGAGGTTTATGGGGCGGTTGAATTAGGTAGGAAAGGTATAGGGTTTGAATTAAAACCGTCTTATTACGCCCAGGCCGTAAAGAACCTGGATAAAGCAAAGCGTAATTCGCATGATCTTTTTGCGGCAGTAGAATAATGCAATCACGCAAAAAATCAGCCCTGGAGGTTACGTTAAACATAGGCTCAGGCGTGTTAATCGCCTGGGCTATGACGTATTGGGTTCTGCCTACCTGGGGATATCAATACGAACCGCACGAGGCGCTTGAAATAACTGCACTTTACACCACAGTGTCGTGGGTGCGGTCTTACGCATGGAGGAGGTGGTTTGCTAAATATGTCAAATGACATCATCAAAAAACGCGCCGAGACGCACGGCGATTTTCGAGATACGGCAGAAACAGCACAGGCACTAAAGGAGATTGTGGCAGAAGCCGCAGCTGGAAAACTATCGTATGTTCAGCATGAGGCGCTAGACATGATATGCTCTAAAATTGCGCGTATTTGTTGCGGAGATCAAAACGAGCCGGATCACTGGCTCGATATTCAGGGGTATGCAAAATTAGCGGAGAACGAAATAAATGACTGACCTAACGCGCATCCTGCCTCCGGGTTGGGATAGCAAGCCACATATTGATCCTCCTGAAGTACAGCTTGCCGACGCCATGCGTCAGGCCGGGATTGAGCCACCGAGCGAAATACACATAGACGGCCAGCTTCATCGATTTTCGACTAAAGGCCGAAAGAAAGATGATAGCGGCTGGTATATCATTTTTCCTGACGAGCCACAGGCGGGGCGCTTCGGCTGTTGGCGTGACGGTATTGAGGCCAAATTCATCGCGGAAATGGACCGCGAAATTACCGCCACTGAAAATATGGCAATCATGCGGCGTCAGAACGAGGCGCGTGCCGAGCGGGATAGGGCGCGGGAACGCAAGGCCGAAATGGCGGCTGATACCGTCGCAAAGATATGGTCAGACGCCGGGGCAGCTTCGCCGGATCATCCTTATTTAAGCCAGAAAGGCATCCAGCCTCACGGCGCTAGGGTAACGGGCGACGGTCGCCTTATGGTGCCTCTGCTTGATAAGGACGGTGATTTATCGTCGCTTCAATACATTAGCGGCGATGGTGAAAAGAAATATCATCCCGGCGGTACGGCCAAATCGTGCTATTGGATCATTGGTGATTTAGATAAAGTGTTATATGTCGCCGAGGGATTTGCTACGGCTGCGACGATCAACGAGGTGACGGGCGAGGCTGTTGCTATATCGTACAGCGCCGGAAATATTCTATCGACCGTTGAGATTATGCGGGAACGGTTTCATTCGACGCCCATCGTGATCGTGGCCGACAACGACGAAAGCGGCGTGGGGAAAAATTATGCGGATCAAGCTGCGGCAAAATATGGAGCGCGGGTTGTCATGCCGCCAGACCAAGGTGATGCCAACGATTACGTCCAAGCCGGTCACGATCTTAACCTTCTCTTAAACCCACCATCAACCGATTGGCTGACCAAGGCAAAGGACTTTTCCGCAGAACCCGCGCCGATAGCATGGCTGGTCAAGCACTGGCTTCAGGACAAAGCCTTGATTATGGTTCACGGGCCGAGCGGCGGCGGAAAGACATTTCTAGTCCTTGATTGGTGTTTGAATATTGCCTCAGACTTTGACAAATGGCACGGCAATAAAGTTCACAACGGGGCGGTCGTATATCTCGCCGGTGAAGGTCATCACGGCCTCAAATCCCGCGTTGCGGCTTGGCGGCAGCATCATGGCGTAGATGACCCAGATATGTACCTCTCAGGCTCCGGCTGTGATCTAAACACACCTAATGGCTACATGAAGGTCGTGGAGGCCGTCAGCGCCCTAGAAACGCCGCCACGTTTGATCGTGGTTGATACCCTTCACCGCTTTCTAGACGGCGACGAGAACAGCGCACAGGACGCTAAGACGATGCTCGACGCCTGTAACGCTCTCATGGTTGAGTTTAACTGCTCGGTGCTGCTGGTGCATCACACAGGCGTATCAGAGGAGGCCCAGCACCGCGCACGAGGATCAAGCGCATGGCGTGGCGCATTGGAGATCGAAATATCCGTCACGCCGCCAAAACGCGAAGGCGATAGCATTCAGGTCATCCAGCGTAAGGCCAAGGATAGCGAGGTGGCGCAGCCGGTTTACATCGACCTGACGACTGTAGACATCAAAGGATGGAAAGATGAGGACGGTGATCCTGTATCAAGTTGCGTCGTGACCGAAGGGTCGGCTCCGGTAAAGGTGGAAAAAGACCCTCTTCAAAAGGTTAAAAAGACAATTGAGGATTGCTGGCACGCCTCCGGCGAGGAGTATATCGGGCGCAACCCATACGTGACCAGATCGTCATTAGAACACCTTTTAGATGGTAGAGGATTGAGCGCAGGGACCATTAAACAGTATCTAAAACCGACCCACGAGAAGGGAATTATAGGACCGCTTTTGAGCGCCAAGGCAATCGAAGAAGCGGCGAACGGATGGATCGTAATTGATGACGATTGGCTATTAGGGTTCGTAAAATGAGGGTAACAAAAGGTAATTTTTTGGTAATTATTACGTTTTGTTACAATCGGCAGAAGTCTGCGGTTTTTGGGGTAACAAAAGGTAACACACCCCTTTAGGGGTGTTACCTTGTTACCCAACCGCAGCAGGCGGGTTACCACACAAGGAGAATGTAAATTATGACCGAGAAAAAATGGCCTTCGGATAAGGTCGAGAAAGTGCATATCGACAAGCTGATCCCATACGCCCGAAATGCCAGAACGCACTCAGATGAGCAGGTCGCGCAGATCGCGGCGTCGATAAATGAATGGGGATGGACCACGCCAGTTTTGGTTGACGAGACAGGTGAAATTATTGCTGGTCACGGTCGTGTTATGGCGGCGCGAAAACTCGGCATTGAACAAATCCCAACTATGACGGCGAACGGATGGACCGACGCACAGAAAAAGGCATACGTTCTGGCCGACAACCAACTACCGCAAAATGCCGGTTGGGATATGGATTTGCTCAAGGTCGAAATTCAAGACTTGGGTGAGATGGATTTTGATCTGGATTTGATTGGATTTTCTAAAGAAGAAATGACGCAGATGTTTCTTGAGCCTGACTTTGCGCCCGGTACAGAAGCCGACCAAGGGAAGCTAGACCAACTTGAGCCAAAGATGGTACAATGCCCAAACTGCGGCGATGAATTTGATAGTCGACAACATGGCAAAAGCTGATCTTAAGATCGATTGGGCTACGCATGAAGCTGCTAAGTATGCTTGTGAAAATTGGCATTATAGCGGGTGTTTACCTGTCGGGAAGTTGGTCAAAGTCGGAGCATGGGAAAGCGGAAAGTTTATTGGCGTTGTTTTGTTTGGGCGAGGGGCGAATAAAGGATTGGGTGCGCCATTTGGACTTGAGCAAGATCAAGTGTGTGAGTTGGTGCGAATTGCATTAACAACGCACAAGTCAAGCGTAAGCCGTATCATGTCGATTGCGTTTCGGTTTATGAAGCGCGAGAACTCGAAAATGCGTTTGGTTGTGTCGTTTGCAGACACAGAACAAGGGCATCACGGCGGTATTTATCAGGCCACAAATTGGGTATACAATGGGCTTACGGCTTCTGCGGATGAATATCTATATAATGGCAAGCGGTGGCATGGCAGGGCGTTTAGAAAATCACATGGCAGTCATTTAAATTATTTAGATAAGGGACTTAAGATTGTGCGGGGCGCACAAAAGCACCGCTATCTAATGCCCCTAGACAAAGAAATGGCTGAACAGATCAAACCACTAGCTAAACCATATCCTAAGCGTGAAAAGCAGGCGATGGCTTCCTCCCCGGAAGCACAGCGGCAGGGCAGCACTGACCTTCACGCTCCATAATTTTTCGGAGTGCCATAGTGGCTGAGAAGAAAAAACGAGGCAGACCGCCATTTAAGCCGACAGAAGAGCAGCGTAAATACGTTAGCCAGATGATTGCTGTGGGCATTCCGCAAGAGCAAGTGGCTCGTGCTATTGTCCCCGGCGGCATTGCCGTCGAAACGCTGCAAAAGCACTTTGATGAGGAAATCGCAACGGCTTCAATTAAGGCTAATGCCACGATTGGCGGCGCGGCTTTTCAGAAGGCAAAAGCCGGAGACCCGCAGATGATTAAGTGGTGGACAGCGACCCGCATGGGCTGGTCCGAAAAGCAAAAGCACGAAGTAACTGGCGCTGACGGCGGCGCTATTGAGCAAGTGACGACGATCAAACTTGTCGGCCCAGATGACAACTAAAGAGATCGAAGTTCCGCCAAAGCTAATCCCTGTGTTCGCCGGAAGCGCCCGGTTCCGTGGTGCATGGGGCGGTCGGGGATCGGGTAAGACGAGAACCTTCGCGAAGATGGCTGCGGTGCGTGCGCTGATCTACGCACAGGCCGGGACCAGCGGGATCATCCTCTGCGGTCGTGAGTACATGAACTCGCTCGATGAGAGTTCGATGGCAGAGGTGAAACACGCGATCCTGTCGGAACCGTGGCTCGCCGAACACTTCGACATCGGCGAACGCTACATCCGAACACGGTGCAGACGGGTCGAGTTTAAGTTCACCGGTCTCCGCTACAATCTGGACAGCATCAAGTCGAAAGCACGCATCCTGATCCTCTGGGTCGATGAGGCCGAGCCTGTATCGAGGGCGGCGTGGGATAAGATCATGCCGACCGTTCGGGAAGCAGACAGCGAGATATGGGTGACGTGGAACCCGGAGACCGACGGATCTCCGACCGACGAGATGTTCAAGAAGAACCCGCCGCCGAACAGTAAGATTGTCGAGATGAACTGGTCCGACAATCCGTGGCTCCCTGATGTTCTACGGCAACAGATGGAGTGGGACCGGAAGCGCGACCCGGAGAAGTTCGGGCATATCTGGCAGGGCGATTATCTAAGCCGCAGCGAGAGCCGAGTATTCAACAACTGGATCGTGGACGAGTTCAGGACGCCGGACGACATCGAGCGGTTTTACTACGGGGCCGACTGGGGATACAGCATCGACCCGTCGGTGCTGGTGCGGTGCTTCATCACAGACCGGACGCTGTACATCGACCACGAGGCGTATGCTGTGGGTTGCGAGATCGAGCACACACCCGCACTATTCGCCGGAAGCAGCGATGACTGGGACAACCCGAAGCAGTACCCCGGCATCGAGGGCGCTCTGCGCTGGCCGATTGTGGCGGACAGCGCCAGACCGGAGACGATTAGCTATATGAAGCGAAAAGGCTTCAATATCCGCCCGGCAAGAAAAGGGCCGGGTTCTGTAATGGATGGCATAGAGTTTCTGAAGAATTATGATATAGTCGCGCATCCGAGGTGCCGTCACACCGTCGACGAGTTGACGCATTACCGGTGGAAAGTAGACCCGCAGACCGATGAGGTGTTGCCTGTGTTGGAAGACAAGAAGAACCACGTCATCGACAGTCTGCGGTACGCCGTTGAGGGCGTCCGGCGTGCCAAGCCGTCGAAGCTGGGCATGACCGGAGAGCGACAACAGAACTGGGCCGAGGTGATGAATGGCTAAACCTAAACAGCCGATGAAGGAGTTGGGCGTAGCGACTAGCCCGTACTCACAAGGCTTTAACTGGGACGAGTACGTCCCACAGCTTCGTGGCCGCAACGGCATCCGCAAGTATCGAGAGATGCGCGACAACGATCCGATCATCGGGGCGATCCTGATGGCGATGGATATGATGCTCCGGGCTGTCGAGTGGCGCGTCGAGGCAGCGGATGAGAACAGCGCAGCAGAGGAAGCGAAGGAGTTTGTCGAGGGCGTCTTCGACGATATGGATCACACCTTCCCCGAATTTATCGCTGAAGTGACCACGATGATCCCGTTCGGGTTCTTCATTGCCGAGATGGTGTTCAAGCGGCGCACCGGCATGAACGGGGACACGCCGTCTATCTACGATGACGGCAAGGTTGGCATCCACAAATTAGCCAGCCGCGCCCAGTGGACTATCGAGGAGTTCGTCATCAGTAACGACGGTCGCCTTGAGGGCATCCGTCAGGACGGGGCTTATGGGCGCAAGAACGTATTTATCCCGGCGGACAAGTTGCTCCACTTCCGCACTGCCAGCCTGAACGATGAGCCGACCGGTCGGTCCGTACTTCGCAACGCCTATGTGCCGTATCACTACGCCACCAACATCGCGAAGTATGAGGCAATCGCCATCGAGCGGGAACTGAACGGTCTGCCTGTCCTGCGCATCCCGTCTGAGTATCTGAACTCGGACGCAACGGACAGTCAGATCGCCTTCCGTAACCAGATACAGAAGCTGGCGAGGGACGTGAAGCTAAACGAGCAAGGGTACGCCGTCCTGCCGTCCGATCTGATCGAGAATGACGACGGGTCGAAGACCTCGACGTATCAGGTCGGCTTCGAGTTGATCGCCAGCCAAGGGACGCGGGACATCGACACCACGAAGGTCATCATGCGCCATCAACAAGATATGGCACGGGTGGCAATGGCGGACTTCCTGATGTTGGGGCAAGGCGAGCGTGGATCGTTCGCCCTGTCGAAGTCAAAGTCCGATCTGTTCCTACGTTCTCTCGAAGGATACGCCACCAACATCGCGGCAGTCCTCAATCAACGACTTATGCCGACGTTGTGGGAACTGAACGGTATGCCGTTCGATACGATGCCGAGAATTATACCGGGCGAAGTCGCTCCGGTCGATCTGCAAGAACTGGGCGAGTACGTTAAAGCGTTGTCCGGTTCGGGCATCGACCTCCTCGATGAAGACACGCAGAATGTCCTCCGTGAAGTCGGTGGTCTGCCGGAAGCGGAGATCGACGACGACATGATGGGCCGGGTCGATGAGGTGATCCCCGAGATCGACGAGCCAGAGATGGACGAGCCGGAAGGGATCACCGAGGAGTGACCTTCATCCACAAAGCACTGTCGGGTTCGCAGACGGTCGAGTTGTTCGACCGGGCTGCGCGGCGTGCTGAAGGGCGTATTCGCCGGGCGTTGCTGGATGCCTTGGAGCGTGTCCGCGACCGTGAGACGGCTGCGCAACTCCGACTTCTAGTCTCAGAGCGTCGGGTGAACTCAATCCTCGAACTCCTCGATGTGGGAAAAGGCGACGACTTCGTCGCGTTCCGTGCAGCCATCTCTGAGACGGTTAGCGACGGGGCGAAGCTGGCAGTCCGGGCGCAGCGACCGGTCAAGGGGCCGGACGGTCGCAAGATCGAGTTCGTGTTCGACAGCCAGAACCCTCGGCTGGCGACATACGCCCAGCAGATCAGCGGAACCCGCATCCGTGAGATTGGCAACGATGTCCGCGAGGTCATCCGCACCATTGTCGCACAGGACACCGTCAACGGCATCAATCCACGCGACACGGCTCGACGGATCAAGGACAGTATCGGTCTGACAGCCCGGCAAGAGGCTGCGGTGATGAACTACCGCAGGGCGCTGGAGACGATGGACCCGGCAGCGTTGGAGCGTGAACTGCGCGACAAGCGGTCGGACGGAGCGGTGCGCCGCGCCATCGCCGATCAGAAGCGGCTGTCGCAGAAGCAGATCGACGGCATGGTGGACCGTTACCGGCAGAAGTATCTCGCCTATAGGTCACGCACCATCGCTCGAACCGAGGCAACGCGGAGCCTGAACGGCGCGAACCACGAACTGTTCCAGTCCTACATCGACGAGGGCAAGATTGCGAAGGAACAGGTACGCCGGTTCTGGACGCCGACACTGGATGAGCGGACCCGTATGGGACACCTCGAAATACCGCAGCTTCCCGGCAACGAGAACGGCGTCGGGCAGGACGAGCCGTTCCAGAGCCGGTTCGGTCCGATCATGTATCCCGGCGATCCGAACGCTCGACCGGACAACACGATCAACTGCCGGTGCACGGTCTTCTCCCGCATCGTCTCGATGGAGTTGTTGCGTCCCCGCCAGCAACCGGCAGCGCCGCCTCCTGCTGCTCCTGTTCCTGTCTCTGCGCCCCCCACAGAGCCAGAGCCGACTTTCCGATACCAGACGCTCAAGCAGCCGAAAAACGTCAAGGAAGC